GCTCTCCCGCGCCCCGTTGCGCCCCTTGACATCCAGCGCCTATCATGGCGCCCATGCCATTCACCGCGTCCGAGTGCCAGACCTACGTCGACCTCTACCAGGCGGCCATCCAGGCCCGCCTGACCGGCGGCAGCTCCGTTCGCAATAGCCAGTTCGGCGATACACGCCTTGAGAACGAGCCCCTTTCCGTTTTGGAGGATGGGCTCAAGCGTTGGCAGCGCCGCCTGGCCGACGCGCAGCGAGGCAGCGGCATTCAGACCATCAAGGCATCCTTCGGGGGTCTGTCGTGAGTCGGGGCGGCACCATGCGGCGGTCCTCGCCGGCGGCGGCGCTGCATCGTCGGCAGAACGAGCGTCGGGCGGAGCGGGCCGAGGCCACGGCGCAGGCCGCGCAGGATCGCGTCGCCGGCATGATGCGTCGCTTCGAGGCGGCCAGCGACACCCGCTTCGGCAAGGCACATTGGGGGCGCATGACCAGCGACTCCCTGCACCACATGCTGGTTGCCGATCTGGCCACCCTACGCCGGCGCTGCGGCTACGAGATCCAGAACAATTCCACCCTCAAGGGTATGGTCGAGAGCTACAAGGACGACATCGTCGGCAAGGACGGTCCCCGGCTCCAGATCATTTCCGAGGACAAGGATTGGGCCCGCCGGGCTGAAGCCGTCTGGCGTGACTGGTGGGCCATGCCAGACGTGAACCGGCGCTGGTCGGGTCCGGATCTGCTGCGCATCGGCGTCGGCAAATGCTGGGACTGCGGCGAGTTCTTCTGGCAGCAGGTGGACGATCCCGCCGGTGTCGGCCCGGTGACCCTGCGCCTGCAGGCTATTCCCGCGCGGCGCATCGAGACACCCTTGGATAGTCTCGGCGGCACCGTGAGCCTGGGCGTGCAGGTCGGCGACATTGGCGAGGTCCAGGGTTTTCACATCACCCGCACCGATCCCATCACCGGCATGCCGCGCGACAGCCGTTACGTCGAAGCCGGGCGCATGCTGCATTTCTTCGTCCCAGAGGATGAGGAGCAGTATCGGGGCGTGCCCTTCGCGGCGCCAGCCCTGCCGGTGATCGCCGAGCTACGCGACTACGATCGCGAGGTCCTCGCCGCCGCGCGCATGGCCGCGATGCTGGCCCTGCTGCTCTATACCGAGCACAAGCCCGACGACGCCGATCCGGTGGTGCTCGGCGGTGACGACAGCTGGGAGCTGGAGGCCGGCGTCGGCAAGGCCCTGCCTCCGGGCTACAAGGCCGAGCAGCTGCGTCCGCAGCAACCCATGCAGATCTACGCCGAATACAAGCGCGAGCGCCAAGCCGAGATCGGCCGCGCCAGCTGCATGCCCGGCATGATCGTGCGACTCGATTCCCGCGATCACAATTACTCCTCCGCCCGTTTTGACAGCCAAGCTTACGATAGGCACATCGCCGCGCATCAGGGCATGCTGGAACGGGTGATCCTCAATCGCCTGTTGGGCGACGTGTTGCGCGAGGCCTGGCTGGCTCGCGGCATCGAACCGACCCCGGCGGACATGCGCGTGGTCTGGGTCTGGCCCAAGCGTCCGCATGTGGACCCCGTCAAGGAATCGGTCGCGGCCAACAATCGCATGAAGGGCGGCACCACCTGCCAGGCCGACGAGTGCGCCGATCTGGGCAAGGACGTGGAAGAGGTCCGCACCAAGCGCCAGGAAGAAGGCCTGCCGTCCGGCCCGGAGTGGGCGCAGCCCAAGGAGACAGCCCGTGCCACAACCTAAGTTGGTCCGCACATTGCAAGTGCGCGTGGCGACGGCCAACACGGACGGACATACCGTGGATGCCGTCCTGGCCACAGAGACGCCGACCTACGTCCTGGACCGGGTCAACCGCCGCATACTGCGCGAGATCCTGGTGATCCGCCAGGACATGGAGCTGCCCGGCCAGGTGCCCATGCTCGACAGCCATCAGCGCGGCAGCGTCCGCAACCAGCTGGGCAGTACCCGCGCCCTGCGCGTGGAAGCCGACAACGGCAATCGCGTTGTCGTCGGCACTCGGCACTTCGCCAGCACCCGCGACGCCCAAGACGCCTGGACCAAGGTCACCGAGGGCCATCTGACTGATGGCTCCATCGGCTACCAGTACCGCGCGCGCGGCTGGCGGGACCTGCAGCCGGGCCAGTCCTTCCAGGTGGACGGCCGCACCTTCACCAACGACCACCCGCGCGAAGTCCTGCGGATCACCTACGACTGGGAGATCTTCGAGGACTCCATCACCCCCATCGGCGCCGATGAGCGCGCCAAATTCCGAAGCTACGAGCAAGGAGAGTCTACGATGACCAAGGAACAGCTCCTGGCCATGTTCCCGCAGTACCGGGAGCTGGTCTTACACGTCTGGGCCGACGGCGAGGACGCCGAGCGCGTATTCGACGCCGTGCAGCAGCGCATGCGCGAGGATGCGCAGCAGGCCGCCGACGAAGCCGCCCGCTCCGCCCTGGGCGGCGACAACGCCAGCGGCGGTGGCGAAGGCCAGCGCAGCCGCATCGGCCCGCCTGCCACCAGTGATGATTCCCTCGACGCGCAGCAGGTGATCGCCAACGAGCGCGCCCGCGTCGCCGCCATCGAGGACCTCGCCGGCGACGACGTGAACCCGCAGCTGCTGCGGCAAGCCATCCGCGAAGGCTGGACGCAAGAGCGCGCCAGCACCGAATTCCTGGCCGATGTGCGCCGTGGCCGTGGCGAGGCCACGCGCATCGGCGGCATGCACGATCGCGGCGAAAACATGCGCACCGCGATCGCCGACGCCCTGGTGCATCGTGCCACCGGCCGCTTGCCCGACGATCAGACCCGGGCCCGCAATTGTCGTGACTTCGAGGGCATCGGCCTGCGCGAGACCGCGCGGCAGCTGATCGTCCGCTCCGGCCAGCAGCTGCCGGTCAGCGACGAGGCTCTGTATCGCGCCGCGATCAGCATCGCCGACTTCAGCAACCTGCTGGGCGATGCCGCCCGCCGCAGCCTGATGGCGGGCTACGACGAGGGTGAAAGCACCCTGTCCATGTGGGCCGACGAGTCCGAGGTCAACGACTTCCGCGAACATGAAGTGCTCGCCCTGAGCGCCTTCTCCAGCCTCGAGCTGGTGGGCAACGACGGCAAGCTGGCGCACGGCACCATGAGCGACAAGCGCGAAACCCGGAAGGTGGCCACTTACGGCAAGCGCTTCGGCATGACCCGCAAGGACTTCATCAACGACGACCTGGGTTTCGTCACCCGCATTCCCATGAGCATGGGCATGGCCGCGCGTCGCAACATCGACGACATCGGCTACGCCCTGCTCACCAGCGGCAGCGCCAACAACGGCCCGACCATGAAGGAGGATAGCAAACAGCTCTTCTCCAAGACCCATGGCCAGGCCAATCTGCTCGATGGCGCCGACAGTGTGCTGGGCGATATCGGCATGACCGATCTGAAGAGACTGCTGCGCCTGATCCGGGGCCTGGGCGCGACCACGCCCATGAACCTGAGCCCGCGCTACATCATCGTGCCGGCCGCCCTGGCCGATGCCGCCGCCGTGCTGCTGAACAGCCGCGAGATCGCCCTGGCCATGGCCGGCAGCACCGATGCCAGCACCGTGCGCGGCACCGCCAACCCGCATGCCGGCGTGGCACAGCTGATCGTCGAAGGCCGACTGGATGCCGTCAGCACCACCGCCTGGTACCTGGCCGCGAACCAGCGCCTGCTGCCCTCGATACAGATCCAGTACCTGCGCGGCCATCGCGTGCCGGTGGTCGAGAGCCTGCCGGCCAGTGACGACCTGGTGATCGGCTGGCGCGTCTATCACGACGTCGGCGTCGCCGCCGTCGACTGGCGCAGCATCGCCAAATCCAAGGGCGCCGCCTGATCTGACGCCAACGGGATCCGGTTGAAGCCGGATCCCGCCGATTGATTCATGACAACAAGGACTCCAGTCATGCCCGAAGCCATCCTGCATAAAGAGACCGGAACCATCACTCTGCTCGCCGTAGCGGCAGTGGTCGCCGGCGAGATCGCCATTCTGGCCGGCAATCGCGCCGGCGTCGCCGTGGCCAAGGCCGACATCGGCGAACAGGCCAGTTACTACACCGAGGGCCAATTCGACGTGGCCAGCGCCAGTGCCACCACCTTCACCAAGGGCGACGGCGTCTGGTGGGACGTCAGCGCCAACGTGGCCGTGCCCGACGGATCCGCTGGTACCGGCGACGTCTATCTGGGTCCGGCCCTGGCCGACAAGGCCGATGGGGACCTCACGGTGCGCGTCGACCTGAACGTGCCACTGGTCAGCCTGCACACCTGATCTTCCGAAACCTGATTGCGCCAGGACCTCACCCCATGCCCGACTTCGGCACCATCATCGCCCTGCTCGTGCTCCTGATCGGCTGCATCGGCACCGCCGGCGCGGCGGTGTGGGGCCTGGCGGTTTTCTTGGATCGGCGCTTTGGCGCCGTCTACATCAAGCTCGATGCGATCAGCCGTGACAACGGGCTGAGACACGCGCAGACCACCAACGAACTGCACGAGGTCCGGGAGCGGGTCGGAGTCGTGGAAACAAAGTTGACGAATCATCTCAGCGAACACGCGAGGAAAAACTGACATGCGACGATTCCTATTGCCTTTGGCCCTGCTCGGCGCGGTTTTCCTGACCGCCTGCACCCTGCAGGACGTGGCCCGCGATGGCGCCGTCCTTGCCCAGCAGGCCGACAGTGCTCTGGTCCAAGGCGAACAGGTGGTGGTCCAGCTGCAGGCCACCGTGGAAAGCCTGCAGCAGCGCCTGGCGCAGGCCGAGAACGAGCAGGTGGCGATGATGCTGGCCGAGGCCGAACGGGCCCTGGGCAGTGCGCGCGAGCATCTGCCGCAGCTCCGTCAGATTGCCGCCGGTGCGCATGAGCGCTTGGCGCAGATCGATCAGCTGATCGCGGAGGACGCGCCCTGGTGGGAGATCGTCCTCAAGGTGCTCGGCGGCGCCGGCCTGACGGCCCTCGGTCTACGCGGCGCGCCTGGCACGGGCCTGATGGCGCTCAAGTTACTGGAAGGCAAGCGCAATCGCGTCATGGCCGCGCGCAAAATCCTGGACCAGGACGACCCGATGCCATCCCCGCCGCCGCATGTGACCCGGCAGGATCTGGTGCACGGATGAGCCACGTCGCCATGGCCCAGTCCGCGCTGCAGGCGCATCAGCGGCACTTTGGCCGCGATCTGGTGTATCGCGACGGCGATGGCGTGGAGACACCCCTGCGGGGTATTCTCGCCGCCCTGGATCCGGCCAAGGCCGAAGCGATCGGCATCGGCCTGGAAGACCTGGTCCACCTAGTCCAGATCACCGTCGCTTCCGGCAGTGTGCCGAGCGATGACCCCGATGCCCGGATCATCGATGACGACCGCATCCTAGCCATCCACCAGGTCCAGACCGGCCGTGCCGGCGAGGATAGCATCATTGCCGGCGATTTATCCGCTAGCGACCTGATGAGGCTGTGATGGACATCGACCCGGACAATATCCTGCAAGCGCCGCTGGCCTTTCTGCGCAGCACCATTGCTGCAACCAACGCCTGGGATGCCTGGTGCGGTCCGGACGAGGACACCCTGGCGCATGTCGGCATTTATTGCATCGATGGCGACTATCCCCGCGCGGCTCTGGGTTGGGCCGATGATCTGAACATCGAGCGCCAGGAATTGGCTGGCGACGGCCCCTGGGACCTCAGCGGCAGTATTGCCCTGGCCTTCAGCGATCGCGCCAACCACGTGGACGAAGCCGACCAGAGCGAAGACGCCGCCGCCGAAATGATTGCGCATCTGGCCCTGGTCGGCGGCGTCCTGGCCGAACTGGGGCAGCTGGTCGATGGCCGGCATGGCTACCTGCTGCAACGCATCGAGCTGGACGAAGCGCCTTACCGCACCCGTGAAGAACGCCGCGGCTGTCATCGCGACACCATTACCAGCATTTGGCTTCTGGACGTGCAGGTGGTGTCCTGATGGAAATGCGCTTCACATCCAAGGGCGATCGCCGGCTGCTGCGCGCCTTCAGTCGGCTTTCGGGTCGCGAAATGCGCCTGGCCATGGTGCGCGGCGGCAAAGCCGCCATGAAGCCAGTGCTGCGCGATGCCCGCGAAAAGGTGCCGGTGCAAAGCGGCAAGCTGCAGGCTAGCCTGGGCCTGATGTCGCGCACCACAGCCCCCACCGGCACGGTGGAAGTGGAGGTGGCGCCGCGTCGTCGTTTCAGCTACCAGCGCGACGGCGGCCTGGCCCTGGTTGGTGGCGGCAATAAATCCCGCGAACGGCATCGCAACCGCCTACACGGCAAACATCGCCTCCGCGGTCTGAAGGATCGCAGCGGCGTCGCGGCTTACGCCCTGGCGATCGAAACCGGTCGCCGCAAAGACGGTCGCAGCGCGCGCAAGGCTGGCGGCGCCTGGTACATGCGCGACGCCTTCCGCGATAACGTCAACAAGGTCACCAAGACCTACAGCAGCCACATCGGCCGCGCTATCCATCGCATCCTAGCATCTGAAAAACGGAGGTAATCACCATGTCTCACGAAGGCCACAAAACCGGCTTGAATGCCACTCTGGGCTTTGGCACCAGTTCCATCACCCCGAAGCCGATCAAGATCAGCCTGCCGGAGCTGAGCGCACAGGAATTCGACGACACCGACATCACCGATGCCGTGGTCAAGATGACCAAGAGCGGCGTGGTTGATCCCGGCGAAATCACCGTTGATGCCCGCTTCGATCCCGACTGGTACGGCCTGATCGATGCCGACGACGAAGAGGTCACCGTCAGCATCCCGCGCGCCGGCTATACCGACCAGACCACCGTCGTCTTCACTGGTCATGTCAGCAAGGTTGGCGCCGGCGAGCTGGTCAAAGACGACCGTTTCCCCATGTCGGTCACGCTCCGGATCAATTCCATTCCGGTGGTCACCGAGGCCAGCACACCGGTCACCTGATCCAACGGTATCCCGACCGACCGTCCCCCGATCACATGGTAAGCGGAGAATAAATATGATCGACCACATGCATCCCCTGGCCCTCGCCATCCTGCAGCAGGACGACCGCGGCCTGCAGCCAGTTCGCGCCCCGGAATGGGGCATCACAGATCTGTACGCCCGGCCACTCAGCAGCCTGGATGCCGAGGAAGCCGGCAAATTACAGGGCCAGCCGGAATTGGGCGCCTTTATCGCGGCCCGAGTGCTCTGCGATGCAGACGGCCAGCGCTTGTTCGGCGATGACGCCGTGCCGGCCCTGGCAGCGAAGCATTTCGCGCCGATCCGGCGCGCCGTGGCCGTTGCCTACCAGCAGGCCTTCCTGACTCAGGAGGCCGAGCAGGCGATGCGGGGAAAATCCGAACAAGCAGCCGGTTCCGCGCCTGGTTCGGACTCGCCGAGCGATTCGGCGCCATCGACGTCTTCGAGCTGATGGCCAAACCGGGCTCTGAACGCCTGCTGCAGGCCTGGTGCCTGTATTTCGACGACCAGCGGCGCCGCGACCAGCACCGCGAAGACGAACACCAGCACGATGCCGTCGCCACCTATTTCCGTGGCATCGGCAGCATGATTGAGAAACGCCAGTCCGCATGAAAAGCCAGCACGAAGTCGTTGCCAAGCTGACTGCACGCTCCGCCCAGTACGAAGCGGCTATGCGGCGTGCCGTTGGCGGCACCGCCAGCTTGCGCAGTGCTTGGCTGTCCCTGGGCGGCACCGTCGCAGCCAGCGCTGTGGGCGCCGACATGGTCCGAACCATGATCGGCTACGAGCAGGCCCTGACCATGGTCAAAGGCGTCACCGGCGCCACGGCTGCGGAAATGACCGGCATGCAGCAGACTGCGCGCGAATTGGGTGCGACCACGGTTTTTTCTGCCCAGCAAGCCGGTGAAGGCCTCTTGAATCTCAGCCGTGCTGGTTTTACGGCGACCGAATCTATTCAGTCGCTGCCGAGCACTTTAGCCTTGGCCGCTGCGGCCCAGATCGGCCTGGATGCCTCCTCGGCGATCGCCAGCAACACCCTGCGACAATTCAGCCTGGATGCCTCCCAGTCCGGTCGGGTCGCCGATGTCTTTGTCAACAGCACCAACAACGCCAATACCACGGTACGGGAAATGGCCGAATCCATGAAAATGGTCGGCAGCATCAGCGGCGTGGCCAATATTTCGGTGGAAGAAATGGGTGCCGCCATTGGCGTGCTGGGCGACAAGGGCATCAAGGCCACCATGGCCGGCACCAATCTGCGCGGTATTATTTTACGCTTGGCCTCGCCTTCGGGGGAAGCCAAGGCCGCGCTGGAACGCTTGGGTCTGAGCACCGAGGACGTCAGTGTCAAAGCCAATGGCCTGATTGGTGTACTGCGGAAATTCCGCAGTAGCGGCATTCTGGACAGCCCGCGCGACCTGGCCGATGCCTTCGGCCTGCTGAATTCCGCGGCAGCCAGCGCCCTGATCGAATCAGTCGACAAGGTCGATCAGCTGACCACCAGCAATCAGGAAGCTGCTGGCAGCGCCGATGCCTTGGCCGAAGCGATGAACAGCACCCTGGCCGGTGCTGCCAAGGGTCTGCGATCGGCCTTGGAGGAATTGTATCTGCAGGCCGGGGATGCCGGGGTCAACGGCTTACTGAAAGACCTGCTGGTCACCGGCGCCGACGTGCTGCGGATCTGGGGCGGGATGGAAGACAGCCTATCGGATAATGCGAGCGCGGCCTATGCCGTCACCGACAGCCTGCAATTATTGGCCGCCGGCCTGGGCACGGTGCTGGCTTACCGGATGGGCGCGCACGTGTTGGCCTGGGCCGATACTGCCAACCAGGCGGTGCCGGCCCTGCTGAGCATGCGCGGTGCAGCCCTGGGCAGTAGCGCCGCCATTCACGGCCTGAAGGGCGCCTGGACGGGTTTGCAAGTGGCCATGGCCAGCAACCCGGTGGGCCTGGTCCTGGCCGGTATCACCGCGCTGACCAGCGCCTATGCCCTGTTCGGCGATACCGCAGAAGACGTTGCCAGGCGCAACGACACCTTTTCCCGTAGCCTGGAAAATACCCGCGACATCGTCGAGGATCTGGAAGACGTTGCCCGCCGTGCCGCCGTTGCTAGCGAGCTAGGCGATTTTTCGGGCATGATCAACGCCAACATGCGGCGCATCGACCTGGCCAAGCAGTTGATCCTGGAACTGAAGGAGATGAGCCAGAAAGGGACCGAGGAAATCCAGCTGGCACGCGGCCGCATTGGCCGCAGCCCCGTGACCGGCGAAGATATCTTCAAGGTGCAATCGGTCCGCGACCTGGCCAAAGCCTTCCAGGAATTGGGTGTGGAGGTCGAGACATCAGTCCGCGCTACTGGCGGCATCTACGCCAAGGAGTTCACCACCATCGACCAGGCCCTGTCGGCCCTGATCGGTCGCACCAAGGAATTGATGCAGGCGCAAAAGGCGCAAAGCGCCCTGGTTGGTGAAACTGGCAATCAGGTTGACGAACAAGGCGACGCGGTCAGTCGGACCGACAGCCTTTGGCAGCTCCTGGGCCAACGCATTACCGGTATCTTTGGCGGTATGAAGCAGGCCGCCCAGGACTGGGTGGATCCGGCGATCGCCGCTACCGATAGCTGGTTCCAAGACATGCAGCAGAAGGCGGTCACTTATCGGCAGATGGTCGCCAATGCCCGCAGCGATCTTCAGGCCATCCAGTTCGACGCCATGGACCCCGGCCAGCAGGAATTGGCCAATCACGCGCAGCGCCTGGCTGCCATCGAACGCGCCCGCCAGACCGAGCTGGTCAAAGAATTCGACCTCAATCAATTGGCCGAAGCCGAGCACCAGCGCCACGTGGATGCCCTGGCTACCATTGACCAGCAACGGCAAGCCGACGTCGAGCAGATAAACGAGTTCGAACGGCAAAGCCGCATTCGTATGTATTCCGACATGGCCGGCAGCTTAGCGACCCTGACCGAGGATCTGGCCCAGCAGAATAAAGCCGCCTTTTACGCGCATAAAATATTTGCCGCCAGCCAAGCCACGGCCAACGCCTGGCTGGCCTATTCCAACACCCTGGCCCAGGCTAGCGCCAGCCCGCAAACGGCGGCCAATCCCGCCTGGGCGCAGGTGGCTGCAGGTTTGAACCTGGCCGCCGGTATGAAAAGCGTGGCCGAAATTATGGCCACCGAATACGGCGGCGGCAAAGCTACTGGTGGTCTAGCCAAGGGCGGCACCGTCTACGAGGGCGGCGAATATGGCATGGAAACCTTCCAGGCTGGCGGTCATCGCTATTTTATCCCACCAGCCGACGGCTATGTCGATCGCTCCAGTCAGATGCGGGGCGGTGAGATGCATATCCAGCACCACGTCCACGTCCCATCTGGGCATCAAAGCCGACAGACCGCACGCCGACAGGCAGACGGCAGTATTCGCATGGAAACCGTGGTCGAGCAGGTGGAACGCGACATCGCCGGCCGGGTCGGGCAGGGGGTGAGTCCGTTCAATCAGAGTATCGAGCAGCGCTATGGCCTGCATGCGCGGGTGTAGGGGGCAAGATGGCCACCTGGAATCCTAACTGGCCCAACTGGCGCCAGACTGGTTGCAATCTGACCGAAGTCGACGGCGTGCTTCGCAGCGACCTGCCCGGCCCGACCGCGTCGCGCCGGCTACACGATCAGGCCATGGCCCGGCAGGCGGCCAGCATTTACTTTACGCAAACACTCTTCGGCCTGTTTGAAGCCTGGTACCAGCACGATCTGCGCGGCGGCGCAGCCTGGGCGCAGCTCGTGCCGGTGCGCGATGACAGCGACGTACAGCTGCGCAGTGTGCGCCTGGTGGGTGGCTATCAGGCACAGCGACAG